TTTTCTTTGGAGCGGATGAAGGGAATCGAACCCTCGCTACCAGCTTGGGAAGCTGTGATATGTAACCTTCAAAGCGTTGGAATTGCTATATTCTTAAAATCTTATCCACCACCTTGCCACCACGTAAAAAAGACGGGAAGCATCACGCCCCCCGTCTTAATCATTATTTTGTACTCATAAACTTATCTTTTGCAGTCTGAAAAGCATCATCATATACTTTGGAAATCATATTAACTCTTGCCTTGCTATCCGCATTTAGATACTTTGGAGAGCTAAACAATTTTTGCAATCCTGCCATAGATGCCGTTCCTCTAGTGATCTTAAATTCTGTCAATTCCTTTTCAGTCATTCTAGTCTTAACCTTGTCTTGGGTTATGTCATACTGGCTTGTTCCTCTTGGAAGTATAGCGTTCTGTTCTTCCTTCGTTTCAAGGTTTTCAGTTAGCTTCATTAACTCCCTGTCTACAGGTGTAGTTTTCTTTTCAGAGTAAAATCCCGGACTAACAAAGTTTTCAAATCCACGCATTAGCATACTTGGTTCGGTATCTTTACGCCCCCACTGATCCACATAAGGTTCATTGGTTTTAATTGCAAACGGCACTTTGTTTAATTGCTGTCTGCCAAACCTTTCAACCTGTCTACCAATAGAGCTGTCAGCAGTTGACGTTGTGGTTCTTCTGGTGTCGTCTGTGAACGTTTTTGCCACCTGTCCAAACAATGTAGGATTATACTGTCCAACATAACTTACCGCTGCATTGCCTAATATTTTTAATGCTCCCGTATCACTGAACCCCGTTTTTACAAGATTGTTAATTCCAGAAAGCATTGACATATTAAACATAGGATCGGGAATTGAGGACATAGCGTCTACAATATCGGTTACGTTAAATCCTTTAGAAGTTAGTGACTTAAATGTTTCTACACCTATAAAGAACGGCATTGAAATTGGAGCCGCCCAATCCAGCGTATACGTGCCGCCGCCTAAAGCTTCGGGTAAAGTTAAGGCATAGTTCTGTGATCCTTGCAAATCGTTAAAGTCAGATTCCTTTGTGAAATCTTGACCACCCTTGCCGCTAACAAATCCCATACCTGCCATCATTGCCCCTAGCCCCATTATAGCTGTTCCTGCCAACCCTGCCGCTATTTCATCAAGAGCTTGTTCAGGCGGCATACCTGCTTTTACGTTCTTTGCTAAATCTTCCATTGACTTTTGTACTGGCACACCTTTTAAGACTTTGTATTTATAATCCCATACGCCATTAACTAAGCCTAACGGGGAATACTCTAAACCACGCCTTAATATATTTATAGGCGTTTTTGTGAATGGCAATGCGCCTTCTGCCGCTATACCTAAAGCTCTTACAGCCTTTGAGTCTGATTCGGCAAGTTTTCGTTTGCCCCTGCCTATTGATTCAGCCCAACCGTTTGCGTCTCTGTACGTGGCTTTCTGGGCTTCCTTCATGGCGTAGGTTCTTGCTTCATCTAACACTTTAAGTGTGTCAGGAGTATTTGCATCAAAGAAACTTGTAGGGATTTTATTTGCTTTTAGATATTGTGCGAGAGACTGCTTATAGGCTAACTTCTTAAATAGGGTATCTTCCTTATCCAATGTGTTCATATTGAATTGACGTACCTGCTCAAGTGCTTTCGTATCAAATACTTTCGCTTCCAACTTTCTTGCGTTATCGTCAAGTTTGCCGCTATTGTCTAAAAGTGCTTTGATTTTAGGAAAATCCTTTTCGGCAAAATCAAGATATTCTTTATCGTTCTTGCTGAAGGTCGTGACGAATGATTTAGTTTTATTCCCTTCTTTTAAAAGCCCTCTTTCAAGGACTATACCAATTAAGTTTTTGAGTTGTCTTGCTGGTACAAACATACCATTGCCCACAATATTTCTAACGTGAGTTTTAGGATTTGTAAGCATCGCCATATAACGCCATGCATTTGCTTTATCTATCCACGTTGCAGGAACCTGATCCCACATATCAATAGCAACATCTTCTAACGCTTTTGATATATCCCCTTCTTCTGTGGCTTTAGCAACACGGTCTAATAGCTCGTCAGGTATCTTAATTTGCTTACCACTTTTCTCTGATAGTTTGCTCGCCTGTCTTGCAACTAATTGTAACCTACCTTCTGGGGAAAGTCTTTTAGCAATTTTGCCCGCTTGCATTGTACGTCCGGCATCGCTTAACATTTGGGTTAAATCAATCGCAACTTTTAACGCATCTTGATTTCTGCCCATTGTTTGAAGGTCACGGATCAAAGTAGCACCTAACGCTATGTCTTGCGCATCTGCTCTTTTATTTAAGTCAAGGATGTTCCCGAAAGTGCTTAATGCCCCCTCAAAATCCTTATCTATCATTCTTGCAGCGTTATCAACGGAAGTCTTATTCGCTTGCGTGTATTTTGTGAAGTCTCCCTCTAACACACTATTTTGGATTTCTTTGAGTAAATCATCGCCAACAATAGCACTTTCCTGTAAAGTTCTAACACCTAAGGTTGTATCTCCATACGCTGTCTTTCTGGGTACTTGAATATCTCTTGTAGTCGGATTGCCAAATTCATCAAGTACAGTCTCGCCTTTTTTCAATGCTCCGTATTTATCAATATTTTCTTGAGTAGCACTTATAATGCGGTTCGTGTCTGCTCCCAAATCTTTCAATGGCGGGCGTACTCTTTCAGCAATATTTATCACTGGTGGAACGTCAGTACCAAAAACCTTTGTTTCTGGTTGTGAGAGCCTAACAGAGTTTTCTAATGGGGTAACAGCACCTTTGAATCGAGGCGGTAACATTTCTGTTTTGCTTCCCTTTACGGTCCGGCTTAATCCCGCCTTGCCTTTTTGGATTTCGTCGATTGCAGGAATAACAAAATTATCCGCAATTTCTCTTGAGGTCATAGTCTCTTTTACAGTCTTGCCTTTAACTTGGTTTGACTTTATTACTTCAACAATCTTGTTAAGTTGGTCGGCTTCATTCGTGATTGTGTTTGGAAACAAACTACCATAAACCTCATTTAATTCTGAATATACACTATCAATAGCCTGTCCGTTATCCGTGAACCTTATGTTTCCAGCGTTAGCCTTGCGAAAATCTTTTTCAAAAGCGTTTTTATTGGAAGTCTTGAATCCATTAGGGAAAAAAGCCTTTATGTCTTTAGTCAAATTTGAATCAGTAGCTTTTTTCTCATATGGTAGATTTTCAGTTATTCGATTTACCTCATCGTAAAGATCGTCAATGCTAATTTCTTTATTCAAGAATTTTGCCGTTACGGTCTTGATCTGTGATTTTGAAAGGTTGTCCACATTTCCCAAAGTGCTATAAACTGCTTTGTTCGTCTGTTCAGTTACCGCTTTCTTTGTCGAATCTCCAACGGGAAGAACCTTTTCAGTCTGAACCGTTGTTTCAACCTTCTTAATTGGAGGCTTCTTGTACTGTCTGACCAATTCCTTTTGTTCAACGGGGGTTAGTTTGTCAAAGTCTGCCTTGCTGGTAACTTTGCGTAATTTATCGCCCGACTGAAAATAGATGGGTTTATCAAAGTTTAAATCCAATACGTCAGAAATCTTGCCAACTTGTCTCCCGTTAATAAGGCTTTTGGCGTACGCTTCCGTTGTCTGGCTAGCACCCTTCGCAAGTTTAATGTCATTCAGGAAGCCCATAGGCGTTAATTCTAGTGGATCGGATAAGACTTCATCAGCGAAACCATAGATCCCGCCCAAGATTTTATTTTTATCGCTAATCTTGTCTTTTATAGTTTTAGTCTGTCCATCCCTTTCAACAATTGCCCTGTTATACATATCCTTTGACATATTGGTTTTAAACTTTGGTAAACCTTTTCCGCTTGCAACACTATCAGCGGCATTTAAGGCATTTAGCGAAACTGATTGTGCCGCCATAATTCCAGTACCAAGAAAGTTAGCAACACCGCCGCCTATGTTGCCTTTTTTAAACTTGTCAACATAGTTTTCCTTAGAATCAAAAGCGTGTTCAAGCAAGTTCGGTTTTTTAATCGTACTAACCTTTTTAACAACAGGCGGTTTTACTGTGGTACGTTTAATCGCCGCCTGCTGTGATGGCACCCTTGAAATGATTGGAGTTTTTTTCTTAATAGCAGGGGGTTTTATCTTTGTTGTTGCTGCCGTTCTATTAATTTTGGGAACACTAGGTTTTAAAATAGTGAACTTTGCCATTAACGCCAACTCCCTTTCCAACCACTTTGTGAGATACTCTGATCTATACTCGCCAGACTATAATTTTCATCAGCTAATTTTAGCAATGCATTGTAATTAGTTACTCCGTATTGTGCAATTAAGGATTGTGCATTTGCCCTAATATCATCGGGGGACACAACGCCCTTTTGCACTTCTGAATAATTTGTTGCATAAGCGTTTGATTCTTGGTCTGCTTCAGAAAGATATTCAGTACCAGAAGCAAGCCCTAAAACACTTAGGACCTCTGGGGAAGTTATGCCAGCCTTATACATTGACAATGCCGTTGATCTTGAGAGTGAACTTCCACCACCGCCGCTACTAGACTTTTTATTTGCTGCCTGTACTTTAAGTGCATTTAAAAATGCCTGTTGTTCTGCTTCGGCTTGTGCTGTTGCAATATCTGCCTTTTTATCATTCCTTGCTTGATTTAATGCTAATATTTCGTAACTATCTGGGGCATATCCTTGCGCAAGCAATTCATTAATCCTTTGCTGATAGTCATTTGAATAAGCACCGATAGTATCGGCAAAGTCTGATTTCTTTTCGGATTGAGCCGTCTGGTATGCGCTGTAAGCATCTTTAGCTTGTGAAATGCCCGATTCTGCCAAACTGTAATCTCCACTTGCTTGAATATCATTTATGGTACTATCAAGTCCTGTTAAAGCATTTTGACGGGATTTATTTATACCAGTTATGTTATTTTCATAACCCGTGTTTTCTTTTAGTAAAGCCGTTTCGCTTGCTCCACCCGTAACGCCTTGTAGTGCTAGTTGCTCCGGTAAAGAGTTTTTAGATTGCATTGAAGCAATATACGCCTGCCTTGCAGTATCGTCATAATTTGAGTTGGTTATGCCTTTTTGTGATTCCACCCTTGCAATTGAATCCGCAGTCTGTTGCTGAATTAGTGCGTTTGATTTTGCGTAAATGTCTGCCATAGGATCGGCAACGGCTTCTTCTCTAACTGCTGCTAAAGGAGTTGTTGACAAAGGTGCTGATGAAACACTTCCGTAACCTGCCGTACCTTCTTTTGCTGTTGACCAATTACCAGCCGTCCCACCTGTGATTTTAAATGCACCGCCTGCCGTTTGGATATAATCGCCAATTCTAGCGTCAGCAGGTGCTTTTCCGTCAACGCCGACTTTTAGTATCCTTGTTCCTTCTTCTCCACCGGACGCCCTCGCCGCCCTTATGCTATCTGGGGAATAATTCCCCGTCGCTGGACCGTAAACCGTTGATGTTGGTTTGGGTGCGGCTGGGGCTTTATCCTTTGCTGAAGAATAGCCGCCACTTGCATTTGTGCCACTGATTGTATACGTGCCACCTGCGGTTACAACTTTGTCTCCGGCTTTTAACCCTGACGGTGCTTTTCCGTTAGCCCCTACTTTATATGTTGCCATACTATCTCCCTTCTATTTCAACACTATCGCAATTATCATACTCACAATTGAGAATACACCTGTTGCAATAACTCCGTAAAATGTAGCTTTCGCCTTGAATCGTTCTGACGACTTCCTTGTATTCTCCACCCTTAATTCGGTTGCAGAAATTTCTTCTTGTACATCTTTTTCTTCAACCGCTTTCATTCTAGTATTCAATTGATTCAAGTTTTCATTTATATTCATCAAAGTTCTCTCAACTTCTTTGTTTGACTTTAACTGTGTCAAATTAAAGTCTAAAGATTGCTTACTTAATATTTTCAGCTCTATTAATGTTTCTTTTATTACCGCAAAATCCGTTAGAGTGGTTTCGATATTGCTCACTTTGGTTTGAAGCGTCGCCAGTATGCCAGCGTGTTCTAGTTGCATTTCACGGGTGCAACCCATTTCTGACATCTACTTGTCACTTTCGTTTTTCTTCGTAAAGTAAAACGTATAAACCATTATTGTGAGGATCATAAAATCTTTAGGCTCAATTATCCCTGTTATAAACCCATACAAAAGACCAAACGTTATCGCTAATGTTACAATTGTTTTTAGTAACAATAGGTTGGCTAAATTCTTTTTAATTTGTTCCATTTTAGTTCTCCTTTATTATCGCATTATAACCATTTTCCTGTAACTCTGACCACAATACTTCTGCGCCAGATTTTGTTAACGAATCAATTTGTACTAAAAAAGTCTTTACCTCTATGGGTTCATTTACCCACGTTTGTTTAAAGTATTTAACAATGCCTTTAGCGATGCATAGTGCTTCTTTTTCTCTAAACGCTTGAGACTTTAGTTTTGCTAAATCTTCCAAATTGGTGTGAAATCCGCTTTCAATTAAAACACAAGGAAGCAACGGTACTTTTATCACATATAAATCTGAACCGTCCCTTATCCCTCTATCTGTTGTGCCTAAAAATGGTACTGTTTCAGAATGTATTGCTTCTGCAAGCCTCTGGCTTTCTCCTGTGAGCTTGTAAGAGTATATCGTCTGACCGTTAGCCACCGTGTTTTTATTAGCGTCCGTATGGATGCTAACCAGAACGTCTGATTTGCTAGCGTCTATAAGTTTTACCAACTTTGTGAGTTCGGTACTTTGTGAAGCATTTTCAACGTCAATAAATATTGCTTCAATCCCATTTCTCTCTAAATGTGGAATGATTTTGCTAACAATGTCTATGTTATGTTCAAACTCCTTATAACTGCCATCTGCTGATTGGTTGCTCTGGTTTAAAACATTATGACCAGCGTCTAAAACTACTTTATACTTTTTTTTTTCGGTAAGTTTAAAGTCTATGCCTTGAAGCGCAAACCCCTGTTTAGTGTAAAGGTTTATTTTTGCGTAAGATTCACTACCGTTAATAGCACTAATATGCCCACCATCGAGCATTATAGCCTTTTCAAACCCGCACTTTTTAGCATATGCGTTTACCTGCGATCCTGTCATTGATGGCACATACACCAAATAACATTTATTGTCTTTTATCCCAATAAGAGTATGGCTTGTTAATCTAACCACATCGCTATAGTTATACGACTTCCCATCTTTAGTAAACCTTGAAAAACCTTCTTCTGCCGGATTGTATTTATCAAGCAATCCCATGCCGCCAACAGCCCACTTCACATCTGCCCTGTTGGGTATCTCTGATGTAGACTTGAATTTACCTATGCCAAAACTACCGTCTCTATTTCTAAAAATAACTGTTTCTGGAAAACCTAACCAGCCGTGACAGGCTGAAGATGATAGATCAACTCCTTTATTAATTAAAATCGAGCAAGGCTTGTCGCCGCTTGGATATGTAAAAGAACCGCTTAACGTATTAGCATAAGTGCCAACGCCACCGTTAGGATCAAACACCAGAACGTCGTCAGCGACGATACAGGGCATATTGTTTAATCTTATTGTTGCCATAATCCCCTTCCTTTCCATTAAAAAAAGGAAGCCATTTCTGACTTCCCAAACTTCTTATTTTGCGTTAATAGTCAACACTAAATCTTACTCGGATACACAAATCCAGTAATCTCATAATACTCATCTTCCGTTATCGCCTTACCGACAACATTCCATACTCGGTCTATGCTCCATAGACCAGTGTCATAATATTTCTTAATTTTTTCCGACATTATAAATCAACTCCTGTCATCACCGACAAATAATCAATATCGGCTTGGTTCTGTTGCAACGTTTTATTTTCAAGCATTAAACCAGTTGTTATTTGCGATTGGCTTAAATAAATACCGTATTGTGGTGGTAAAACTCGTTGTTCAAAACCAACTGGAATATCAATAACTTCTTCGTATACAATTCCACTAGCTTTAAATTGAACCTCATCGCCGCCAATTGTTCCGCAACACAGATAATTTTGCATATTCTGTGCAAGTAATTGGAAGTTAAAAGGTGCTTCGGCTATTAATATGGGGTTCTCAATGTCAGAGTTGTTGTATTCAGGTTGTGGAAATTTTGATAGTTCCTCGTTTGTAATTATTATTAGCATCCAGCACCTCCATTATATAAATTTGCTCTTTCGTAAGATTCAAGCGGTCTACTAAATATTCTAAATTGGTCTGCTTTGCCTATATATCCACCTGTGCCTACCCTGTTTGCCAGTAAATAAGGCAAGTTATCAGCAGCAGCGGAACGGGAAGAACTGAAGTTTATAACAGCTTCATTGTTGAATTGTATAAAGCAACCTGTTGCCGAGTTTAACCCGCAAGCTACAAACATAGGTGTGTCAATCGATACCGAATGAGTGTGGGTTTCGTCATTATTAAGAGTTACTAGCAAGTTAGAGTATCTTTTATCTAACGTAACTCTCGAATTTAGTTGCCAATTATCAAACAATATTGAGTTTGCTAAAGCAACACTACTTGGTGTGGCAAATACAGTAAGGGTAAATCCACTTGTAAGAGTTGGCATTGATGGCAACAAAATTTTGTCTGTACTTGCATCGCTTATTGCTTGATTGCCCACAACTCCAACTCCGTATGTTACAGAAGTTGCAATTCCGTTTCTTGCATTTCCGCTTGTATCATTTACGGTAGTGCCACTAATGCTATCCATTGTGTATTCTAAATACAATCCACCTGCCTTGCATATGGTTTCGTTAACTCCAATCGTTTCATTGTATTGACTATCTAAATATGGAAATGCTTTGAAATAATACGCTGTTCCATCAGTTAAGCTAGTTACCTCATACCACTCGTTTGCATCTTTGTATGCGGTATCATCTGTAATGCTTGCAATTAATGTGCCTGTATCTTTCGTATCTCCACTAGTCCAAGCGGTAGTCTTGTATCGAAGCATTGCACCTGTTGAGCCTGCTGGTTTTTCAACTTTTAATCGAATTTTACCGCTTGAAGATGGCATCGCAAAAAACTTAATCATGTTTTCCGTGTATGGCGTGGCGGGTATTGACAAAATATCTAACAAGTACCATCTTTCAAGCGTTGAGTTATACATTAAGTTAAGCATTGAGCCTGTCAACGCACCAGTACCAACCGCAATATTACCACTTGTATAGATTGGTTTTGCACCTAATCCGTTAAGATTTAAGGTTGCCGATGCTCCTATATCGGCGTGAAGCCTTACTTGAATGTTTGTAAAGTCTGCTAAAGTTGCACCCGATATTGCGGCTGTTAATACTGTTGCCGTTCCTGCTGTCGTTCCCGTGAATTTGGTCAACTTACTGCTGACTAAGTCTGCCAATTCTTTGCCTTTTGTCGCATCCAAAGCCTTGCCTGCCACCGTCTCTGTGAGGTTGTTTGCTATAGTGGTTACTGTATCGGTAAATAATGCATTGGCAGGAACAGATTTGGCTACAGTAAAGCCACTAACTTTTTCTGCATTATCAACTATACCATTGTTTGTTGTATCATATGTTGATTTGAGCATATCTCCACCACCGGCAAACGATATCGCATCGGACACGGCTTTTTCAGACGGCACCTTATTGGCAGCAGCTCCTAATACTTGCGTTACTTCTGCGATCCCGTCTATCACTGCTTTATTCGTATGTGTATGTTTCTTGTTTACTGCATCTGATAAATTGGCTTCGGTTTGAGCATAGGTGTCTAATGTCTCTTTATTAGCGTGGCTATGTCTTGCGTTTGTATTTTCCGTTACTTCAGATTGTTTAGCATAAAATTCCCCGTGTTGATTATCTAGCATATCTGCATTTAATCCACTGCCTATCCCGTCGTTGCCCTCGTGCCACATTTCATAACCAGAAGCGATGAACTCACCGGCTCCAAATTTTGACGTTAAGCCGTCAGCATCCCTAACTATTAATTGTGTGTCGTGTCCTTCATACGTGTATAGCCCTGATTGATTAGCACCATTTGAAACTGCTAGAATATCCCAAGAATCAGGAGCATCTAAATCAATTGTCTGTCCTTTTGTGAAAACGTTAGTTTCATTTTTCACAGCCACCGTAAGAATCCTTGCAATCTCCGTATCAGCGATTAATGACTTGCCAACGACCTTATCAACCTTGTCTGCTTGTAATTCTTCTATGACGGGTTGCACCTTATTGCTGCCGCCAACTTTAATAGGAGTGATTCCTATTTGATCGGCTCCGCTTGATCCGTCTGATACTGCCAATAGTTCATCCACTATTGAGTTATGTTTTGATGATAAAAACTCTACCAATTTATCAAACACGTTCTTATTGTCCGGCACCGTTCCGCTTAACCTTGAACCTTGCACAGATTTGACGTTGTTTGTGTCTATTTCTGGCTGCGTTATCTTTGAATTAATTAAACTCATATTTACCCCCTATCCCTTGTTTCTTGAATAGTTACCAACCGCAAAGGTTTTAACTATCTGGTGTATGCCAAACGCTTCTCCTGCCACTTCATTCCTTATTATTATCTGAAGCCGTTTATAATCCTTTTTCTTCTTGTTAAAGTATATTTCTCTAGGAGAAGTATTACTATCAAACGTAAACCTTTCAAAATCTAAATCTTCCCAATTGAAAATATCAATTGTACCACTATTGGCTAACGTCTCTGGGTTTCCGTCTACTATGAAATAAATCTCTCCGCTTGAACGATCATAAGGTGACAGTGTGACAGAACCACCTTTTTTTAATAATGTTTTGTATAAGTGTGCTGCCCCGTCGTCGTCGTTAGGTGTAGCCCACTGGCAAGGTACAGCAGCACCATTGTCATAATACTTAAAGCCTTCTGCTAAATCAGTATTAAATCTGCATATTCTGCCGTCTGTTGTTCCAAAAAACAAGTTACCGCCCAATGAAAGGAAGCAATTTGCAGGAACATTAATCCAATAGTATGCATCATATAGCCCGTTTGAGTTGCCTGTTTTATCTTCACTTAACCTTCTACCGTCAAGCACATAACATCTAGTGTTTACTGATAAAATATAATAGTTGTTCCACTCACAAGCCACAGCGTTTTTCAGGTCCGTTTCTGCTGTCAGTCTTTTATCAACATACCTTGACCGGTTTCTAGTTGTTCTTTCTACTGATAGTAAAGTTGAACTTGTGGCAAATACGCCCGTACGTGATAAAAATAATGGTTCATCGCCCAATGTTATGAAACAATTTTTAGAGATAGCACCAATACCAGCGATGCCCCCTTGCAGGGTAAAACTTGTTACTCCGTTTTCGCTTTTGGCACTACGCAAGAATATTGTCGTGTCTTGCTGATTATCTTCTTTAACGATTGACAGATATGATGATATTTTTTGATATCCCATTATAGCCGTGTCGCTTGATCCTACTACGGCAAAATTTGTATCTGGGAAATATGAAGCGTCAGCATAGTATGATTGCCAATCTTGATTTTTAAAACTTGAGTTTCCACTAACAAAAACATAGTTAGCTTGATTGAAAACATATATTGCTGTGATTGTACAGTTCTGTATGCGTTCTGCGTACCCCGTGACGCTCTTTGAGAAGGTTATTCTAACATTGTCTTGCCCTGCTATCACTGGGGCGTGAACGGCAACAAAAGTAACTCTCCCAGTAACTAAGTCAACGCTGTAGTCCGTTGTTAAAACTGCCGTAACCCATACGCCACTTGAGTTTAGATACTCAACCTTATCAACGCTATCAAGCCCTGTTGACGTTAGCTGATAAATCTTGTCTGTGCCATTACCTAAAAATGAATTAATCCTTTTTTTCTGGATCAAATTTACCGGATTAAAAACCGTTCCACCACCCGTAGGATTTCTTGATATTATAATCGTTGGAATTGTAGCAACTTCACTAACTGGTCTTACTGTAGTTCCATCGTAAACCAAGTAATTAGCACCTGTTAGAATGAAAATACTTCCTTTCCCTGCAAATTCCATAAAAAATGCAGTACCTTTAGTATTGCTTACTCCTGAATAAAGGACCGTCGAAGTGTTAGCGACCATATCCAAGGCGTAAATCTTTGTTCCAGCGTGACATATGTATTTATCTACACCGTTTATCTCGCCATACCAGATGTTATGTACAGGACTTTCTAAAGTTTGAAGCGTTCTCCACCCTAATCTCTTTACTGGATTAGAACCATCGTCAGAAATCATATTAATGCACAAAGGGGATCGGGTTTTACCACCCAAAGACGGATCGACTGAAAAATCAACGCCCCTTAAATTATCGTACACTGTTGTTTTGGTTGGTAGTGCTGCTGGCACATTCATTTTTGCCATTAAAAACCACCCACAATCTCAAGCGAAGGCGTCATTAACCCCCCACCGATAATCTGCGTCTTTAAATCGTCATAGTCATTTCTGTAAGTGATTGCTTTTCGTTCTTCATCGTCCAACCATATATAATAGGAAGCAAGCAACGGCAGAAGTTCTGCAACGGAATAATCAAGTTCTATTTCTTCCGCATCAAGTGATGTAATTGTCAATTCCTTTGGTTTTATCGAAAACCAGACCGTAATTTTGCCAGTTTTATCATTTTTGAGAATTATTGTTGAACCATTCTCAACGTCATATTGAGTAACAGGAGAGTATTCTTCCGATGTTTCAAACGTTACCTTTTTAAGAACATCAAATATCACTCTATCCGTTTTAGTTAGTTCCTTTAAATCGTACCTCGTGAATCCTGTTCCTTCAACTAACGCAATTTCATAACTTTTCAACATTGGGATTGTTGTTTGGCTGATGATTTTAATTGATCGGTTCATTGCGTCAACAAACTTTTGTGCGTTATCAGTATATGACTGCATTTCTTCAAACCCTAACCCTAATATCTTCTGTTTTGCTTCTCCAAAATTCATATTATCTCCTTTCGGTCATTCTTGTGGGTACTGCCCCCACTAACTCTATTAGAATGAAAAAAAAGGGGGAATTACCCCCTTTGATTTATGGAAGTAAGATTGCTCCTACTTTAATGTCGGTTGTTTCTCCAACAATTAACATTTTGCCCTTGTTTGTGCCGGATACGTTCTTGAATTTTCCGCTTTCAAGTGGGAAGTATTTTGTTTCACTTGCTCCAATCGAAACGGTCAAGTCGCCTACACCTTGAAGTCCGTTGCCAGCCTTGAAAGTTACAGTTTTAGCTGCAACATTGACATTGCTGATAGCGATTAACATTTTATTGTCTGCTCCAACAAATGGGACCAAAGCCCCGTCTGTTGCACTTGTCAAAGCTGTCTGAACGGGTGCTAGGGTTCCGTCATTTAATGCTAGCTGTACTGGTACTATGTTTACTACTGCCATTTTATTTTCTCCTCTCTATGCTTTATGCGTATTTAACATTCATTACGATTAGTTCTTTAGGACGTACGATCTTGGCGTCAAATAATACAAATCCCTTAATGGCATCTGAAAACTTCAGCTCTGGTCTGTACGGCTCAATGTGCGTCATTGGATTTACAAAAGCAACCGCCTTATCGGTTCTAATCATAATTCTATCTTCAACACCGCCATTAGCTGTAAACACGTTGTTTGACATTTTAACAATAACGTTTCCGTACTTTCCAACTTTACCGTTTTCAAGGATTTTGGAATTGTCAGTGTCTAGTGCCTGATATGCCTGCTTCAAAATGAAGTAGAATCTAGGTGGACAAGTCAACGTGATCTTGGCGTTTGGTTTTACGTTCTTTTCATACAGCCCCTGTAAAGCAAGGTCTATCTGTGCAAGGATATTGGTTGTATCAACCTTAACAGAAGAAGCAGCGTATTTGATAGCATCAACAGATCCACCTAAACTAGCAATGTACTTATCCATTTCATCGGCGCAACCTTCAGAAGATTCTTTATTGAGTGCTTCCATCAACCCACCAACAGCCTGTCTCTTGTCAATGTCGCCAACTTCATAATTGAATGTAGCTAACTGTCTAACAGGCATAGTGATTGAAGTATCTTCAACTGTTTCTGCGGCACTCAAGGTAACGTTCTTGTTTGTGCCAGTAGTGATTGTCGGTTTGCCAACACCCAAAATTCTGATAGTGTCGCCCATTTCCTTAACTTCGCCTTCGTACTGTCTATTACAATCTTCAGCGAATACCATTGATTTTTCAAGTTCTCTGTTTATGGCTTCAGCCCAGACTGTAGGTATAAAATTCTGATATGACATAATATTTCTCCTTTACCATTTTTCTTGAGACTTCCTTATTTTGTCAAAGTTCTTGGATACGTCAGCTTGTGACATTGCTTGAACCTCGTCTTTTGTGAAGTAGTCTCTCTCTTGCTTGCCTTGATTAACCTTCCCTATTACTTTAGGTGGCGTCTTGGCGGTTGATTCTTTAATTGTCTTTAATGATAAGTAGGCTTCCACAGGGGATAGCCCATTTGCTCTTAATGCTATAAACTTTTCTCTGCCCCATTCGTCAACCGATGAAAAACTGTCGTCAAATTCCTTAATGAGTTTTGTGTCATTAATAATCGCAAGGTCAAGTTTCAAAGTTACGTTTTCAGTTTGCATCTGATCCGTCCTTGAAAGTTGTTCCATCGCCTGTCTTTCTTGTGTTATCTGCTCTGGGGTTTTCCCTTGTGCATACGCTTGAGCTTCAATAACAGGATTTTCTGGAAAGAATAGGCTCAACGCTTCTTCAAATTCTTTTCTAGCTTTTCTCTCTGTTTCTAGTTCTATGCGCATTTTTCTAAAACTGCTGTCCTTCTCATAGTCTCTCTCGACTACAAGGGCAGGCTCGATGATTTCCTGCTCTACTACATCTTCCAGCACTTCTTCTGGTTGTTCAGCGACTTCAACCGTTTCTTCGCTTATTGTTTCAAAATCCATATTATTCCTCTCTGATTTTTCCCCTATTCAATGGGATATATAATAAGGCACTATGCCGTTATTATTTTGCTTTCCACGACGGATCAAACTCTGAACAATTTTCATTGCTACAGGTATAAACAAAAACCTCTGTGTTGTTTTCTTCCCTTACTTCCTTGATCGGCATATCGGTTTGACAAACTTTACATAACATCCGGCATCACTCCTTCCCCTTCTGGAACAATCCCACCACCCATATCTATTTGAACGTCTGGTGAGCTTTCTGGCACTTCTCGCTTATCTAATATGCTTTGTAATGTTGCCTTCGGTACGCTTCCGTTAGGATCAAGTGCATCAACATATTCTTCAAACGTTATATGTCTAGCACCGAGTATGGCATCAAGTGCGGACTGTTGGCTGTATTTTGAAATTGGATTGTCTGGGGAAACGTCAACCTTAATATCAATCTTCATTCTCTCAAGATCGGCAAGCGGTATTACTTTTTTAATTTCCTTCATTTCAACAATCGGCTTTCCCTTTAAATCAAGAACCTTGTTGCCTTCAACATCTTCAAGATCAACTTCTTCTTCAACCGTAACTTCTAAACCATCGGGATTGTAGGCAGTCCATAAGTCAAAGCAAATCAACCCGTAATCTTCAGTAAACTGTTTATACGTTGCCGCCTGTTCATTAAGCGGTAAAACGTTCTGATCTCTAACCGCTATAATTGCCGTTCCACTGGCTTGTGTCGGATCAATGTTCCCTGTTGCCGAATCACCAGCACCAACAAGCTCTCTTGTGTTTGACATTAGGCTTTCAAGAAGTTTTGGAGCATCGTTTGACATTGACGTTGGGTTTAAATAGGCAATCATTTGACTTATTGAAGCGGCGTTTGTGTCTTTCATTTTGATTTTGCCACCGACTTTATCTAAATCATCGGGGTTCGCAACCTTTAATTCGTCGTATGCCATTTTCGGGAATGCACATTGTTTCACTGATAAGGACATTCTGGCTAAAGTCTTGTTGATTTCCCTTTGATTGGCTAACATCCCTTTTACTTCAGAATTGCCCCTTGCGTTGTTCGGTATTTTCTCCCAGATGTAATTTAACAGTGGGTACGATCTAACGCCTGCTGATATGTATTCACCGCTTGAATCTCTAGCCCTTAAAGGCTCTAGTTTCTCCCACAGGCAATGTTTTGTTGACCGTGCTATGTTTACATATCCGTCTTTTTTAGTCATATAAATAACCGACGAACATTTACCGCCGTCGGTCTTTACTTCTGTCTTATTTAATAGCTGTTGTTCTGTGTCCTCGTCTGACACAATTAAGTCAATTTCAGCTTTTGAAATCCCGTTTTCTTTTGCCTGCTTCTTAATCTCACTGACGGAAAGCCGTTCAAGCAAACAGATATACTCTTGTTCCTGTAAATTGGGTTCTTGCTCGTCTGCCAATAAAACACAGGTGTTCTCTATGATCTGCGGCTTTGTTGTGTCCGCTTCTCCGAAAAACAAGTACCCGTCTCCAACAATAGCGGCGTTCTTTATTACCTGCCTTGAGTTTACGTCCATCTTGCCTTTTTCCCATACGTGAACAAAATGCTGGTTCAGTAATTCGCATACAGACTTCAAACTTTCATCGCCACTCATATCACTAAACGTCGCAACCATTGTGTTTTGGCATACCACATTAGTCTTGTATTTAATCGTCGGCTTGATGATATTAAAAAACGGTAATTCCTCGCCGCCTGTTTCAACACCTTTCCACTGCTCGTCAAGATACATATTCCAGTAGGTTTCGGATTTCGTGGCTATTGCCTTTAATAACATATAGTCTTTAGACTTTTCGACTTTTCGCCAAATATCAGTTATTTCTTTTTTCATATCTTAACCTGCCCTTCTGATGTACCGTTGTAGTTATCTATGTTCGCCGCAAGTATGGACCACTTATCAGGTACAGCCTTCTTCTGGAACATCGCCGGAAGTTTAACCGCCTTCTCTTTGATTTCTTCCTGTGCCGTTACCTTCAGACCATAGTTAAAGCCTTTCTTGAAGCAATACATCGCCGTTAAGGGTATTAAAAAAGACAGTATGATTACTGCCACTATTAGTATCGTCATATTATCCCCTTCCAAAGTACGAATCGCTTGTGATTCCGTCCTGTTTCTGTCTGCACGGTTCATTATGCTTGCAGGTTATCTCTATGTTGAAAGCGTCGTTAATCTCTATACCTTTGTACAGGTCTGATAACTTATCCTTATCTACCTTGATTTTGCATATCGTGCTATGCGTGCAGTTTTCACATTTCATATTAACGTCTCCTTTTCCTATATATCAGCTCGTACCCGAACAGGCATATTATGATATAGTCCGGTGTGTTGTAAAATCTCATTCTATAAGCCTCTCTACATTTTCCGAAACAACCCCCATCATCACATCTATTTGCAGATGCGATATAAGCTCTTGACGTTCTTGTAAACTTGCCTTCCACCAACCCGTACAGACTTCTCCACTTTGCATTTTATAGGCTATCAATATGGGTGTATCATCGTCTATGCAATTAGATGCGCTGTCTAACCAATTTTGCGCTGTTGGGAAGTTGATTATTTTACCCATATTACAGCACCCATATCTGTTTAATGTTAATGTACCTCATATAATCAGCTCCTTATCTCCACCACCAATAGTTGTTTTCTTATATCTAGACAAATCGAAGTCGTCTAGGATCGTGTGCTTCATTTCCTGCGGCAAGTCAACGTCATATCTCTGCTGCCCTCTTATCTCATTGGCTATCATATCCGACATTAACAGGTCGTCGTGCTTTCCAGCCATCGCATCCGGTCTACCGTTCTTATCATAAGCAAACGTCAGGGCTTCTCGCAAAGTCTCAACGTCTGTGTACGAATCTATTGAATCGGCTATAACCCCAACCGCCTTGTCTATAATCAGTGGTCTTGTATTGCCGTCAGTCTTGAAGCCAAACTTCTTCTCGTATTGTTTCGTCATATCGTCGTACTTCTGCCGTACGTATTGACGGGTATACCTTAACCGTTGTAATTCTTCTATAGGTGCGGTATTGAAGTTTATCTCTATACCAATCAAAGCGTCGTTGTAGTATCTACCCAGACAGTACATTTGATAGGTGTAAGGTTTACTCTCGGCTACGTCCATATGAAGCGATGCAACCCTTCTGCCTGTGTTGTTATTGATTACCGTACCAGCGAACCAGTCTCGCCCTTCTCCCTTTGTGTCCCCACCTATTACGTATGGGTAACAGGCTCTAGGCGGCTCGTACAACCGTATATATCCTTTTGTTGTATCTTCTATCCACTTGATTGAATCATCCTTGATAAAGTCCTTTACTTCGGGATCGTTCCACTCATAAGAGAAATGACCTTGACTGTGCGGCTTATCCTTGTATTGTTGTTCCAGCTTTGTGATGTGCTGTATTACCTTGTTAGCGTCAAACACTGGACGACCAGACATAAGGAACGCTTCCTCTGGACAACTTGGGTATTCCTGTTTGAACTTGTCAAGGTTATTGCTACAGTTATTCTGCAAGCACCAGCGACGCCACGCCATCTGTTCAAAGTCCAACTTGTAAAGGGCTTTTATTTCCTTCTCTGCTGCCGTTAGTCTGAAGCCGGTATATTCTCGCCTGTATTCTTCCGCTTCCCACCATGCACAAAACACCGGTGTAAAATCGTTCTTTCCTGCTACAGATTGATCCCACATATCCTTGAAGTCGTCGTACCCGTTCGCCGTACTCTCAATACATATCATTGTGTTGGGTTCGTCTGGTACTGACTGTAAAAGCCCTGTTAACGTCTCCTGCTTGTTTCCCTGCCAAAAGGCATACTCTGATATGTGAAGGTTCTGGAATGTGTCTGATCTACCAATTGAACTGTTACCTGCCGTCATACATTTGATTGATGAACCTAAGCCGGTACCAGCGTTATTATCAAATATCAATTCTTTGCTGTTGCTGGCTTTAATCTCTGGGCGTAACCATTGCGGCAAGTTGTCATAAAAACGCTTTGACATTCTAAACAGGTTATTAGTCGCCTGTATCTCGTGTGCTACAATGCCGGAGTTGATGTTGGGCTTTGTTGCGGTCCGCTTGAATATGATCCCTTCAGTTATGGTTGAAAAACCCATCTGCCTACTCTTTAATATAATAACCCGTTGCGGCTTGCCGGCTCTGTGCTGATTTGCAAGGGCGTCATATAGTTTCTTTTGTGATGTATTCATAACGAGCGGCACGGTCTTGGCTTTCTTATCTTTTATGCGCAAGTACGTTTCTATATATACTCTGGTGTTTATCCCCATTTTATCCCCTTTTCCCAGTTACCATTATTTTACATCTTTGACAGTTGGTTTGGGTACTGGTACGGTGGGCAAATGGCATTTTACGTTGCAATTACTCACTTGTTAAATTATGGCAATTACCATTTTTCGGCTTCCTTTGTAATTACCATTTTTGTGTTATACCCTACAACCGTTGCAATTTCAACGTTTTTACTTAACTACTCCCAAAATCGTGATTTTCGGCATAGTTGTTTTATGCAAATAAAAAAAGGGGAGAGTTTAAAACTCGTCCCCTTGCATATCCTTTAACGCCTGCTCTATTGAAATTGATCCTTTAAGGTTTACGTCTGTTTCTTGCTTCTCTTTCCATCCATTCCAGTTGTTAGTCAAACTGAACTTTGCACCGTTAGAACCTTGCGAATCGTACAGCCGCGTCTCTGCATACCGTTCAACGCGAGCCTTTGCCGTGCGTATCGAGTCCACAAATTCTTCTTTACCTTCGTAATTCAACAATGACATTCTACTATTAAAGCCTAAAGCCAACGCTAACCCAGTGATTGTATATGGCTCTGGCTCTACTTCATAAAGGAAACCGCTCTTACATATAACAGGTAGTCCGTCTGCATCTAAATACTTCTTCCCTTTGCAGTCCTCAAAGTACTTATCTATTAATACCTGCATAGCTTCTGCCGTTGTAAACATTGGTGGACGTCCTGCGTGCTTCTGCTTTTCTTCTGCCATAGCTGATCCCCTTTCTTATAAGCTTCTTATATAAGTTGCACCCGTGTATTACATTTAACATTCGTTTCGCATAGTCTTAACAAACCCGAACCCCTTATACAAGCTTTTAATAAATACCGCTATTGGGTTGTAGCCCTTCATATAAGATTGAGATTGTTTGATAAACCATATATACCATTTAATGTTTAATTTCACGCCGTGCCCCCTATTCATTTATTACCCGTTCCCCATTCAGTCACAATAGCTTTACCACTCTTTGCTGTTGTTCCCCTGTATCTATGTATACAGCCGCCTTTAACTTAAAAGAAGGAGGATTCTTTTTTCTAAACTTCTAACAATACCACTATATCCCTTATTTTCGCCCCTGTGTCCTAATTATTTTACGTTGCAATTTCAATGCTTCCAGCCGTTTTTTGAGCCACTTGAAAAAATAATTAAAATAAATGGTTGACAGGATATTACCCCAGTGATATATTAGAGACAACAAAAGGATATTACCCCACGAAAACCACGAAAACAAAGGAGTTAACAAAATGAATAAATATTTTAAAGATTGTAAATGTATAGAGGAAGTTAAAAGTATCTACCACAAAATGGCTATAATGCTTCACCCAGACAAACCAACCGGAAACACTGAAGCAATGCAGGACCTCAACAACCAATACGATCTGGCGTTTATGAAACTGAAAGACGTTCACAAGTCAATAAAAGAAGGAACTGAACCTTACTACACAGCAAGCACACCAACACAGGAAGCACCACAAGAGTTTAGAGACATAATAAACGCATTAATTAACCTTAAAGGTATAGAAGTTGAGATTTGCGGGCGTTGGCTCTGGGTTACAGGAGACACAAAGCCGCTTGCAAAAACACTTTCCGCAATGGGTTGCCGATGGTGCAACAACAAAAAAGCTTGGAGCTGGCACTTTGCCGAAGATGGTTGCAGGGGCAGAGGTAAAAAGAAGCTGGACGACATTAGAAACGTTTACGGATCACAGAAATTCAGCACAGGCGGGTTGTTACTTACTTAATATAAATTATAACTGTAACGGGGGAGCAATCCCCCATAAGGGGGACACAATGAGAGACACGATATATATTGACACTTACGACACAAGCAAATCCACAGACGTAAAAAGATTACATGATGCGGACAAGTCTTGCGCCTATACAATAAAACGGCTACAAGAAGCAATCAAGGGCTTGCAGGCATACAGGCTTGAGCTATCTGAACAGGTCCAGACGCTTCAAGAACTACAGTACAAGCACGTTTTAAAATTACGTCGAGAAAAGAGCTGGGTGCATAAAAAGGTTTTTTACTACGTCGAGCTGGACAAGGTTTTTGAGGGCGATTATGAAAAGCAAAAGGTTTATCACAAATCATACGCCGGAACGGAACGCAAGCAGGCAGCCGCAAAGTTTGAAGAATTAAAAAAAGAATACGTCGGCATTGAAACGATTATTGATACAGCAAAGGGCAGGTGGGAAAAGTGAGTGATATTCCATATATCTTAATAAATATTTTCCCTCTGTCTATTATCATTATGGTTATACGGGAAGCGTTGAAACAATAGTATTGCTAAAGGATATTACCCGTTGTATAATAAAGGAGAAAAAATGAGCATTGAAGAATTAAAACAATTTATCATTGACAGGATTCAGTATTATCAAGAATACGGTTTTGCTGAACGTGACGCAACCGAAATGGCAAAAGCCGATCTACTGGATGAAATAGGGGGACAAAATGGGAACAGCGACATATAACGCTAAAATGATGAAAAACTACAGCTTAAAGCTGCACAGAGAGAACGACCACGATTTAATTGAAATGCTGGAACGTACAAAGAATAAACAAAAGCTTGTTAAAGACGCATTGAGAGCCTACAAGCTGACAATGCTTGAGGAATAATTTCTACTATGAAAGGAAAGGTGAAAGATGGATATTAGACAAATATCATATTCAGAATGTAAACCATTCATATTGAATATTCATTATGCAAGAAGAATGCCTTGTGTTCAATATGCTTATGGTATGTTCATAGACCAAGAATTAAAAGGTATTGTAACATACGGGCAACCTGCTTCTCCATCTTTGTGCAAAGGTGTTGCTGGAGAAGAAAATAGGAAATCGGTAATTGAATTAAACAGGCTTGTATTAATGCCTGATTTAAACGGTGGTAATTTCGCATCGCAGTTAGTTGGGAAAAGCCTGAAACTGTTGCCTAAAGGCTTGTTTGTAGTGTCTTATGCTGATTTTGGCGGATGGGGACACGTTGGTTATATTTATCAAGCTACTAATTGGCTTTACACTGGATTAACGAAACCAAGAACTGACAAATATTCAAGTAGCGGTCATTCGAGGCACTATGCGGAAAACGAAACCAAAAGGCAAATCAGAACAGCAAAGCATAGATATATATTTTTAACAGGTAATCGTAAAAAACAATTAAAACAATTAAAGTATGAAGTTATATCTGAATACCCTAAAGGCGAAAGTACACATTACAATATCAACAATCCAATATCAGTTAATGAAAATTTGGGGAAAGTTTTATAAACATAGTGATTATGATTTTGTTAAGGTCAACAAAATGGTTTATTTCAACGTTAAAGAGTGAGATTTCTCCCACTCTCTTTTTTTATATCCAGTACATTCTTTCACAAATCCCCAATATAAAACGCTTCTTCCAGTTTGTCCAAGTGTTTTTGTTGGCATAGTCTAACGGATAATTTATCTCATACTTGATATTATTGATTATATGCTTCCTGTATTCCTCTGGCATCAAGTTTGCGGCGTCGTCTATAGCTTTTATCCTGTGGCTTAATTGCTCACGCTTGAGAGCTTTTCTTTGCGTTGTGTCGCTTATCCCCGATCCTCTGGGTTGCCCGTCAGACGTGGAAGTTGCTTCCGGTATGGCGTCATACTCTGCTTTGATCCTGTCATAATCCTTTATAAGATAAACAGCCTGCATAAATAATTCATGTGGTATATACGGGTTTTTGCCTTTGTAGTATCTCATTTTCTGCTTCTCCTTTTCGCTTTCTTCCTGCACTCGTCCACCGCCCATCGTTTTTCTTTTGCTTCCAAGATTACCGCCTTCTTTTCAGCTTCCAGCTTTTTATACTTTGCTTCCTCTGGACAGTTACCGTGACAATAATCAAATCGAATTTTGCAGCCATAACAGGGGTTACTTATCATTGGACTTTACACACGGCAAATCGTTTAACTCCGGCTTATGTTCTGCCGTCCATACTGCACACATTAAATTCCACATAACCGCCCTTTCGTGGCTTTCGTCAACGTCTCCCCGTAAAAGCTTAATGTAATGTCTAACTGCTGAATCTATATAGCAATGCAGGTCTATACCCTTCTCCCAGTTCCTGTCCCCATACTTTAAACAGCCTTCCTCGTAATGCTTTGAGACTTCCAGCACCGCCGATAACTGCCCTTTGAAATAAGTTAATGCCATATAGTTTAAGGCTATATATAAATACTTAATATCTCCCAGCCTTATATAAAAGTTAATCGCCTGCAAAACATTATCCTCTTGTACTCCCTTGCTTGCTATAAGCCTTGAAACCACATCAAGCGGCAGAAGATCGCACCTGCCTTTACCTTCTTGAATATCCCTTACTGCTCCCGTGTCATAATCCCTTCGCTTTCCACTGTCTAATATTGTCATTGTCTCTCCTTCCTAATTGGCTAAACTTATACCAAACGCAACTTCTATATTTTTCATTCCAGAATCTTTTTTATAACTGTTTGTCATATCTGTGCTGGCGTGGCTTGCTAATTTTGATACCGCCTTTATGTCATAAGGTATTCTTTGTGTCGGACATTTATAATGTGATCCTTCTGTCATATTCTCAATAGCAGAATGTCGTAAACAGTGAGGCGTGAAGTGGATTTTCTTCCCTTGAAGCCCCGACAAAATACCACTCATTTTATCGCACCAGCAATTTGCTGAAGTATAGGTTCTTGATTGCTCCCCTGATTTAATCCATAGCGATGGGTTTTCATCGTCTCCCCTTTGATTAAGCCATAACGCCGCCGCAATTTTTGTTCTATCAAAATAAATCAATGCTTCTTTCTTCCCACCTTTTTTAATAACTAGATTAGTTGAATTTCTATCAGCATCATACAGCCCTTCTTTTTGCACCTGCATAACCTCTGATCGTCTCCCTGTGCTGTCATAACTGATTGATAGGTATAATGCCATCTGGTATTTACCTTTTGCGACTAAATCGTTGTAAAGCAACTCAATCTGCTTATCCGTTAAAAATATGATCTCCTTAACCCTTTCAATCCTTACGCCCTTAACTTTGCGGCAGGCGTTAACTTCATAGTCCAAATCCTCATCGTCCTCAAGTCTTTCACACCAACTACGAATTGTAGATATATAGTGATTATGGGAAGCTGTAGACAGCCCCCTTTCATCACGCAAGTACAACGCATAATTTCTAAAATCCTTCTTGGTTACTTCTAAAATGCTTTTATTTTCCAGATTATCTAAAGCATATATGAGAAACATTTTTGAATTACCCAAATAAGTAGTCTGGGTTGATTTGCTCCTGCCTTCCTGCCTTAAAATCAGCATAAATTCTTTCAGCAGCTTTTTGCTTTCAGCATTGACCATTTCCCATTTTTCCTTTGTTACAAATATATTTCTCATAGTATCCCCCTAATTAATCTCTGAAATAACGGTTTTTTACCGGTGCATATCTAACCCAGTATGTTTATTTATGATCTCTAACAACTCTTTTCTCGAAAGCAGGTCCCCCATATTATTAGCTGCGAATGTTACCTCTTTCATAAACTTTTCTATTTCTTCCGGCTTGAATTTGTACTTGTCTGAAAGCAAAGCAAGAGTTATTAGCATTGCTTCTTTTATGCCTTTAAGTTCTAGAGCTTTACCCTCTTTTAATGTATAAAAGTTTTTCTTTTTTGCCATTTCTCCCCTTCCTAGTAATCACTATTTACATAAATCTTTTGTATTTCTTCTTCATTTTTAGTACCATCCTCGTTTACAAGAATACAATCTTCTTGCCTACGAAAGTACATATCACCAGTTATGCAACATTCATTTTCAGTATAACTGTCCTTATAAAACGGGCAATCAGCACATTTCATACCCCATTCTCCTTTCTCATAGTAGGAATTGTGTGGACCGATTATTTGCCCACATATCAATCACTATGTTGTGACTTTTTCACAATAAAAATCTTCATATCTTCGACTACAATCACGACAAGATATAGGCAATCCTTTTACATCTTCATACTCACAACCAACACAACCTTTTTCACGTTCTCGCTTCTCTTTGAGGGCTATAAGTGTTGTATGTAGTTTTATAGCAATACTTGGAGTGCTGTTTTTTTCAATTAAAAATTCAATGTATGATATTGCTCTTTCTACTATTTCCATTATTTGCTCCTTCCTATTAGAAATTATGTTGGCAAATTTATACTAACTATAATTGCCTTAACCCAATCCAACGCATTTGCAGTTTTCTCTGCCTGTTTCTCATCTCCACCTTCGTGGTCTAAAATGTATTCGATTAAATCTTCCATATCATCCTTATAAACAATTGTTCCAGCATCTCCATACATCTGATAACCCACGAATTCTCTTATTTCAGCGTCTCCCCAAGAGCCTTGCCAATATCCATAATCTTCACTTTGAACAACATCTGAATCTACCATCGGAATTATTGGCAATTCTGGATTTTCATTAATCAACTTTAAAAGGTTCTTTATTTTGTCATCCATTTTAATTTTTCCTTTCTTAAACTAGATAAAACTATTTGCCATAATTTTCAAAGCGATCACACACTCTCCATATAAATTTATTGTTAACCCACCTTGCCATTTGCTTTGTGATTTTTGGTGCTGTTGGCTTATCGTAAATCATCACATACGGATCATATTGCAATTCCCTTAACTTATAGATTCTTTCCAAATCCTGTTCGTGAGTAGTGTTAAAGTTTGTCAACACATATACTCTCAATCTTCGACTGTCATACTTTATAAGCGGTCTAAATTCTTTCAGTAATTCATAGGTTTTAAACTCATAATTATCCCAAGCAAAATGCAAAATCTTTAATTTCATTTGGTTTAACATATCTGCTTTCTTATCCGTCATACACCTAATGTCGATACCTTGATTAATGTCTATCCAACTTTTTGTATCAATTAAATCTTGGAACAAATCCTCACAATCCGTTGAAGCTGTAATGTTTGGATCAAGTAAAGTTATCTGCTTTTGTCCTGTCCAAAACTCTGATAAGTCGGCAACCTTGATTGATTTCAAACCCTCTTTATCCCCTACTATGCAAAATTCACAATGTCGAGGACAACCTCTTGTCAAGAAACCAATCGCTTGATTCTCTATTCCATATAAGGAATAATCAGGCATTAGATGTTCTATTTCGTCAGATAATTTATTCTGCAAATCGTACCCTGTGCCACCCTTAATCACTTCATCAGCATCTATGCAAGTCATAATATCTTCGGTATAAGTTTCATCAAATACCTTGCTTTGATATACTCTGTCATAGTGTTTGAACCCATTCCACATCTCAACTTGATCGCCTTTTTCTTTGTGATATGCTGATAATTTCATTAAGGCAAGATTAGGAAAATTATGAGAATCTACATCAATTAAACCAATTTCCATCGCTCTCCTTTCTGCGAACATAACTCCAACTATTTACACTAAAGTACCGCACAATCACAAGGCAAAAAACTTTCTTGCTCTGGCAATATACTATTCACCTTTGCCCAAAATGATGCATGATTCTCTATGTCATTCGGGCAAATCTGTTTGGCTTTCATTTCTTCAAACTTCTCAACCAATTCTTCTAAATAAACACCATTGATTATGCTATGCCCTAGTTCTTTTTCAGCCATTAATGCTTCTTGAAATATGTCATTCCTTAAACAATAAACTACATACCAGTGATGCCTTCCTGCCTTTAAACAACCGATGCAGTTAGCGTGTTTAAATATTTTGTACGTACGAGGTCTTTCAATACCCACTTCCTCTGTACTGAGGATAGTTCTTTCTTCCCATAACAAAGGGAACTCACATAAATAACCTTGCGTTGCAAGTATGCTAACCCTTCTAGTTACTCGATGCATTTCATTCGCATCAAATCCATACAATATTTTAATGTCTGGATTTATATGTTCAATGTCAGCAGGGTAATTAGCTTTTAACCAATCAGCAAAAGGCTTTGTTTTGAGGTTATAGGTGCAAAGTGCTTGACCGACATTCGCTTGAAAAGCATTTACTTTCAAAGCCACTCTTATAGGCGTTAGATGCTCAAAATCTTCCATATTGGCGTACGTTACTGGCAACCCTAGATAATCAGCAACCTCTTGTTTAAACCTCTTAATATCTTCATGTTCGACCTCGCTCGATATATTATGATTGAGCAATATTACATTTTCTTTTCCGTATTTTCTAACCGCTTCAATTGCCACCAATGCTGACGAATGACCGCCAGAGTAACAAACTATATATTTCATTTTTCCCCTTTCCATTTGTCTAATTAGTTAGAACTATTTAAGCGTTTTTGTTTACGCCCCTTTCAAATCCATAGTTTTTCGATCTTTTAAACTTTCTGTAATCTCCTGCAATTCCGATATAAAGTTATCCACACAATCAAGAGACATACAGAAGATACCGTTTTTCTGTGCTGTAAACATCAAGATGCCGTCTTTATAGGCAAAATCCATTGTCTTGTATGTTTCTGCCTTTATCACATAAAAGCCGTTACGTTCAAGCATTACGCTATCTCTTGCCAACATTATGATTTCTTCCAGCGTTCTTCCTTTTTTCTTCTTTGTATATTCCTGTCTCATATCTCCCCCTATCCAAAAGGTAACTCATCGTCCTCGTCCATAGCCATAAACCCGTCCGGTATCTGTGCTGGCTTTACTGCCGGCTTATCTTCTTTCTCTCCCCATTCCAGAAAATCTACTCTATCAGCGTTAATGTCTGTCGTATAAACCTTAACTTTATCCTTGTTTAAATAACTTCCTGTCTTAATCTTCCCCGTTACGCCTACCAATTTCCCTTTTGCTAAAAACCTTTCGCAACTTTCTGCCGTTTTCCCAAAGCAAGTAACTGGTATAAAGTTTGTTGTTTTCTTTTCTCCAAAACCATCATCAATCGCCATTGTGAACGTGGCTATTGCCATTTGCGTTTCAGCCGTGTATCTTACTTCTACATCCCTTGTTAGCCTACCTATACCGTTCCAATTATTCATTTGTAATCTCCTTTGCTACTTTTTTAATTGTCATATGAATTAACTTGATTTCTTCCAGCAGTTCATCAAAACTCTGGGCGTCGCTTCTTCGGATATTCCTTTTATAATATCCCTCAAGTGCCTGCTCAACCGTTCCATAGTTTCCCTGTTCAACCCAGTATTCTTTTCCAACTTCGCTTTGTTCTTTTGCGTTTTTATTTGGTTTTTTCACTTGTTTACGTTCATAAAGAGTTACATTCAATGGATCGCTGCCGATTTTCCAATCCTCGTTAATTTTGATATTCATATCTTCTCCATTTCTGCCACCTTATGCTTAACCCGTTCTTTTTCTTCTGCCGTCTTGCTGTCGTTCCAGTTATCCATTGAACCAACCAGATAACCCGTAATTCTTCGGATCCGTACAAAAGGTACTTTCTCAAATACATAACCCAATTCAACAAACTCTCCATCTACATTTATGGTTATCTTTTCAAGTGGTCTTTTTTCGTTTTCTTCAGCCCTTGTGATATATGCCTGTATTTCTTTTTCGTCCATTTGTATATTCGTTTCTACTTCCGTATGATTTATTTTCATTGGTTCTTCTCCAATTCTTTCAGCACTTTTTCTAATGGAATAGTAAATTGTGTTTTTCCGTTATTTATGCTCAAAGTTTTTCCCATCTTGTCAGACGTGACGTTAACATTTAAAACCTTTCTTTGCATCGCCCCACTTTCAGTAACTTCAAACCCATTTATTACAAGTTCTTTTCTCATTGTTTCCCCTTCCTTAAAACGCTATGATAAATTTTATAAAAATCAGCACAATCTTAAATATGATTATTGTAATTGCAAGTTTTATTAAAAATTCAATCATTGTTGGTCCCCTTCTATATTTCGCTAATTTCAACTTCCACTCTTGCTTTTTCTCCGTAAAACTTTCTAACACACAGGTAAACCACTTGAGTATCGTCCTTATAGGCAACTCCGTTTAATGAATCCAGAATTATCTTTGCAACATTATCTATGTCCGGCTTCTTGCAAGGTCTTAAATCGTCTCTCAACATCGCTTCTCTGTTCTTCTTTGTTGCCGACTTCGGGATATTGTAGTATGCGGTTATACATACCTCTAAAGGCTTTTCGGAATATTCCTTGCATTGCTGCTGGTAGGTTATTTTTACAAGATTTTCATATAAAACGGTCTTTTCGGTATTGTGGCAACCCCATTTTGTCACTCTCGGTCTTGCCTTCCCTGTTGGTTCTCCTTCAATTATGAAACTAATCATTCTACACCCCATACACTCTTCATTTTTTCAATCTCGTCTGGCGTCATTATCTGAATCCCCAGATCAACCGCCGTCTGGCATATCCCGTCAATCAATACTCCCATTTCCTGTTGAGTGTATTCACTTGAACCCTGATAAATCTTGTAATGCGTAAATTTCTTCCCTTCAACCGTGCCACTTCCGATTTCTTCAAAATACTTGAAAAAACCTTTTACCGGAATATCCGATCTAACCGATACAATGGTTGACTGTCCATAATGCTTCAGCATTTCCAAATATATTTCCTCTTTGCTGTAAACTGTATTTATCGCATTTTTACCTTTGTCAAATTTGTTACTCATTTTTTCAGTTATCTTTGAGATTAAAACCCATGCGTAACTGTTTGCTGACAGGCTTCTTCGTTGGCGCCTCTTGAAGATAGAAAATAGATACTTTGGTACGTTTGCTTTAGCTTCCTCTAAAACCTCTTGTAAGAGCCGCACAGAGCTTTTTGGGACGGTCAGCGTTACCATCATTGAGCCGTCCATTAATATGTTTGAATATATGTCGCTAAATTCAATTTCATTCATAACTCGATACCTTGATATACCTTTCCTATTTCCTGAAGCCACTCCGCTTCGGTATGCGTCTTTAAATATTCTTTCTGGCATAACAGCTTTAACCAAATATCAACCCGTCTGTTTCTATGTGGGGAATAATCCCCCCTATGATGTTCCATACAAAGCCATACAACCAGCCCCAGCCGTTCAGATACTTTGCGATTTGCCCCAAAGAAGCAATGATGCTTCTCTAGGTAGTCCTCGCTTTCACAGATAATACATTTTTTTTCTTTTTGAACAATACTTTTCATCATAGTTCGCCTTGTTCTAATACTTCATACGCTAACCCCAGATGCTTTGTAAATTCTATAACCCCCTTTAATTGTGTTAATGATCCAACCATTCTGATATTCGCATAACACATTGTTTCTTTTACTGGCGGCTCAACCTGTTTCAGTTCCTCAATCGGTTCTTCTGCTGGTTCTATTGCTTGTGCTGGTTCGCCTACCCCTTGCATTGGTTCTGGTACTTCCTCAACTATTACAGGGTTTTCAGCTTGCCATATCTGTTCTGCTCTTTCCTTTATTTCTTTTGCAATGTCTTTAGTCGGTACGCCGTTGTTGATCTGTCGCTGGAAGTCGCTTAATTTGAGTTGGGTTTTAATTCTCTGATTTTCTGTTTCAATAATTGATACCAGAATGTCTATCAATTCGGCTTCCCTGTCCTGCTCAACTTTTAATGCAAAGGCTATTTGTGACAGGTCGGTTTTGACTTCGCTTGCCTTCGCTGTCAGATTGCAATACTTGTCTGCTATAACTAACCTGCTGGCATATTTAGCGTTTAAATCGTTTTCAGCTATTACCTCATTGATTAACACCATTGCTTCGTCTCTTTTGGCTTGTCTTGTTTCGTCGTCAAATACCTTTATTCCTTCAAGTATTGGTGCTTCAGCCTGCTTAACCAGACTTATCAAGTTATTGCACTTCGCTTCAAATTCAGTTATCGGCTGTGAAAGTTCCTTTTTCTTGTCTTTCCTGTAGTTATCAATCTTGATCCTCAACCCTGCAAGGTCCTTTTGTGTAGCCTTACACCCTGCAAGCGTTTCTTTTGTAACAATGATTCCGTTATATTTAGTTAGGCTTTCAGTTAGATTCTCCTTTAATTCTTCAAAGTTGATCTCAATTACTGGCATTATTTCTCTTGTGATTTCAATATCTTTCATTCCTTCTCCTTTATCCGTTAAAACTTCCGTTTACTCTAACTTTTAAATCTGTTGGTATCGACTTGCTGATTTTATCTTTTTTCATAAGTGCGTTATACGGGGTTAGATCGGTATATCCATTGTCGTTTGTTCCAATGCCTTCTTGTATTTCCAGCCGCCTTGCTTGCCTTCGGTTTTCCTTTTGGCGTTCTCTGTTTTTCATAACCCACTCTTTCCGTTTATCGCTTGCCATTACAAACCCAAATCTTTATGTTTCTTATCTGGCATTGTTTCAAGCAATTCTTTTGCGGCTACAAATTCGCTAAACATTAACAACCCGATTTCTACAACGTGCATCTTTTCGCATATCTGCTTAATCGGTACGCCTTTTCTTTCCGATAGAGCCGTTATTGCCTCTGCTTCGATTTTGTTAATTTGGCGATCTGCTGGTATTTCTTCTTCCATTTCAGGTTCTTTGTCAAAATCTTCTTTGCTCCAAAGTTTTAGCCCCAGCCCCGTTAATATTGCAATCCCTTTAACTAACGCCCTCTGCTGGCAAACGTGTATGTCAAGTTGCGTCATTTTATCTTTTGCTACTACTGAAGCACCCCTTGCTATTGGATAAGAAAATTCTCCCTCTTTGTCATCAACCTTTACCCACACCCTAACTTCAGGGCAACCAGATAGTCCATCGGCAAGTAAGCTCGGATTCATAAATAATGAATGTCCGCTTTCATTTTTTAACGGCTTATAATTCACATCGTCTGCCCCGTTTTCATAAAGCAACATTATTGCCTTCGCCCAATTTAAGTATGTAAAACTACCTTGTTGCTTCATTTTGTTTTCTTTTTTATCCCAGACAAAATTTGGTTTTTGTTCTGTGCTGCTTGAAATATCTAAATTCATTAAATCTTTAAATGCTTTTATCATTTCGTTTCCTCTCCTATCCACCATTCGATTAATGCAACCGTTTTTTTTCTATCAGCAAAACTATCCTTGTACACCGCCGCCATTACCACCGCCATTAAGTCAATAATTAATTCCTTGTGTTCCTCACAATAATCGTCTTTAGATGGTACGTATTGGCAACACATCAAGCAATGTTTCATCATTTCCCAATCAAAGCTTCCGCAATGGGGACAAACTAAAAACGTTTCTTCAAAATCATCGTCAATTTCGCAATGCGGTTGTTTCAACTCTTTTGGGTTTTCAAACTTTTGTTTACAATCGTTGCAATATTTCAAAGTTCAACCTGCCCTTCTGTAAATCCGTCCATCGCCTTTATGGTCCTGAATGTTGTTAGTGGATAACTCATATAGTACCGTCTGAAATCCTTGTATTCTGATTCACTCTTTGCTATCCAGTAACCTTTTCCATCGTTAACGGCACAAATTCTATGCCCTTGTAGCCGCAACCGTTGTATTTCTGTTCGTGCCTTGCGTTCACTTCCGAACATTCGTGATAGTTCATTTCGTGAAAGCGGGTTTTCTTTAGTGGCTTTATTTAGTCTTTCAATAACATCATTCATTTTGTACCTCTCCTTCCAGAAGGGTTTGCATTGGTGCTGTAAGTTTTACCTGTTCCCTTTTTACTATTGTTGGTATTGATTTTAAAAACTGTCCTTTAGATACCGTGTTAAACGTTGTTATATCTAATTGGGAGAGTTCCTTTAGTCCTGTTGGACTGCCTACCCACCTTTGACACTCTATTGGTAATTTCTCAAATTCCTCTTTACTGTTGTAAGCTGAATTTCTGCAAGCCTTTAAAATTAAATTCCAATAGTCAATATCTTCGTGCTTAGGTGCTAATAGTTCAATCTGTTCAGTCAATCCGGCAATAGTCGGGGGATATTGGTTTGATTTAATGTAATTTCTCAATCCTGCTACAACCATTGATGTTTCATATTCGCCAAAGAAGTCATAATATAACTGCATTGTATTTAGTTTTTCCTGATTACTCATTTTCTCGTAATTTCTAGGATATGCCGTTTCCAGCAGGAACATTAACTGCTTGGTTTCTTCTTTTAGCATTATTTAAACTCCAAATCTAAAAAGCTGTTGCCCTTCGGTTTATCCGTCTGATCCTTTCGTGACCAGTTTCTAATTGTCGCCTTCCAATCCTTCATAGGGTTCTTACCAACCTTCCAGCCGTTACTTTCGTAATAGTCATAAAACTTCATTGCATCTACACAAGAACCAGTTTCAGTTATATATGATTGAATTTCTTCGATAGAAGGCTTCCCTATTCTTATCTTATCTATTCTTTTCTTATCTTCTCTTATCTTATCTATTCTAGGGAGTTTACATTTTGCTTCGTTAATGTTTACGTTAGCGTTTACGTTAGCATTTACGCTTGTTATCTGTTTTTGCTTCTCCCTATACTCCTTCATATAGTCTTTCATATAGTCTTTACGGGCTTCCATTCCCTCAATATTCTGGTGTTTTCCCCAGTTCGGGATTGTTACAGCACCGTTTAATATTTCGACCATTCCAAACTGTTCAAAGGTGTTCATTGCCAGCCGGACCGTGTTTAATGGGCGTCTGAAGATAGTTGAAAACATTTCGTCGGTGTACGGCATATTACTGTTTATTAGAAACACGCCGCTATTATTTTGTTTACCAGCTAGGCATAACAGCTTGAACCAAATTACAATTAAACTGTCTGCGTCCGGTAAGCTTTCAATCAGCAATATTTTTTCATCATCGAAAACGTCAGTTAATATTTTTATCCATTTAACGTCTGCCATTTTAACCCCCTTGACGATTTAACTTTTTTCTTGTACAATTTACCTGTTATTTTATGTATGCCTGTTTTGCTTCCTACAGCAACGGGCATTTTTTTATTGTCCATTCATCTTCTCCTTTACTGCTTCGGCGTAAGTGCTGGTGGTAACTCCATTTTCCCAATCTCTTATTGCTCCACGACTTCCAGAGTTATAGACCATTAAATCTTTTTCTACTGATCCGTGATTATTCGCCTGTATTCCAGAGAGCCAATAAATCCCTGCTTCTACATTCTGCTTCGCATCCAATAAGTTTGTCGTCCCTAGAGCCGTGTGGAGTGTTGAGAGGTTACTTGAGTTGATTTGCATAAGCCCGTAATTTCCCAAACTGATAACATTAGGATCAAAGTTACTTTCCACTTCTATAATTGCAAATACCAGTTTGGGATCAACCCCATATTTCTCGCTGGTGTCTACTACATAAGAAGCAACATCTATTCCCAACTTGTCGGCGTACTTCACAATCAAACTTTCGTTATTTGGTGCTGCTGCAAAATCTTTTCTTTCTAATGTAAGCATTACTTCACTTTGAGTATTCAGTAAATCAACCTGTTGTTTCTCAATCGTTTGAAGTTGATTAGTTATTGCAATGTTCCATATAAGTTGGCACGTTACTAAAAGCAAGATAATCGCAATACAGTAGTTGTTTTTTCGTTTTCTGTAACTCATTAACTGCCTGCCTTTCTGCTTCTTATTATTTTGGAAGCTATATCTTCAGCAAGATATTTGCGTTGCCTTCCATATTGCAGGTATTCAAGCCCTTTTAAAAACTTAGGCACTGTGCTTCTACTCATTCCTAAATACTGCGCAACTTCATTAACATTTAAAAAACTTGCTCCTTCAAAACTATTCTTAATGTCTTGTACTATTATTCGTTTTTCCAATTTCTTCTCCTTTCTTACTCATTAAGTAAGTTCAAACGCAAAAAAAGTTAGCACAAATCTTCTGAATTTTCAACTTTCTTACTTACTGGGTAAGGTTACTCGCAAAAAAAATACTTCCTGCAACTTCTGATGATAAGTTTAATGCCGAAGCTACCTTATACATCATATCTGTGGAAGGATTAATCTTGCCACTCAATAAAGCTCCTACTCTGTTTCTGTCAATTCCTGTTGCTACAGCTAAATCAGTATTTTTATCAAGCCCTTTTTCTACAAGTATTTTTTTAAGTCTAATAATATCAACCTTATATTTTATGCCCATTTTCTACATACACCCCCTTTCTTCCCTATTAAGTAAGTTTATTCTACAACTTTCGTCAATCAATGTCAATACTTTTGCGTAAGTTTTTTATAGTATTTATATTTTTTACTTGCATTATGAGTAATTTGTATTACAATATAAAGTAGTTAATTCTATACACATATTAGAAGGAAGGTGTAATTAAGTGGGAATAATAAACGAAAGATTAAAAGAAGAAAGAGCAAAGTTAGGGTATACGCTTCTTGATGTTGCAAAATTATTAAGCGTTGAAGAAGCTACTGTGCAAAGGTATGAATCAGGAAAAATCAAAAATATACCTTACGAAACGGTTGAAAGGTTATCCGAAATCTACCATTGTAGTCCAGCCCATTTAATGGGATGGGATGCACCAGCAAAAGTGAGAAAGAAGGTCCCTGTTCTATCCAAAATTGCAGCTCATAGACCTCTATTTGCACCCGAACAAATAGAAAGATTTGAAGAAGTTGATGATGATTCAATTGATTTTATATTGAGAGTAAATGGAGATTCAATGACAGGGGCAAGGGTGTACGACGGAGACATTTTATTTGTATCTAAAGAAATAAGCGTTGAAAATGGGGATATTGTAATTGCGATAGTAGATGGTGTGGACGCCATAGCAAAAAGATATTACAGATATGGAAATAAGATTGTTTTGAGATCAGAAAACCCAACAATTAAGGAAACTCAATATGATTTAAAAGAAGTTAATATTATTGGTAAGGTTATATCCGCAAAGATTAACCTATAAGAAAGGGGTTTATTATGAATTATGTAATGCAACTATTGCCACTTATTATCGCACTCGCTATTTTTGGGTTTGCTTGTAGGAAAGGTTATAATAAGAAAACACTAATTGTAGCGTTGGTGCTATCACTTTTAGGGAGCATACCAGCCTTTACAAGCATCTATGCAGCTACCACAAGTATAGTTATTGGTTTTGCCCTATGGTACTCATTAATAGAAGGTATCAAGTGGGTTGTCGTAAAAGTAAGGGCGTGATTTAGATGTCAAGAAAAACATTCCGTTATCAAGGTAAAAGATACGATATTACAGGAAAAGATGATACAGAATTAGCCGTTAAAGTTGCCTTAAAGAAAAAATCGCTTGAGGACGGTACGGTTGTTATCAATAAGAATACTTTGGTTTCAAAATGGACTGAAGATTGGCTGGCAACTTATAAAAAGGATAGCGTTGGCAAAGGTACTTATGAATTGTATGATTCTATAGTCACCCTTCACATTGTACCAGCTATAGGAAATTTAAGATTACATGAAGTCCAGAAAATCAACTTACAAAAGATTTTAAATTCAAGGGTAGGATATAGCAAGTCGCATATAATAAAAGTGAAACAAACAATACAGCAAATTTTCAAAGAAGCTAAAGCCGGAAAGCTAATATCGGATAATCCTGCCGAATATTTAACTATGCCGAAATCTTCTGATGGCAACCATAGGAAACTGACTGATAAGGAAAGGACGTTTATTCTTGAATTGGCAGAAACGCATTATAGTGGGTTGTGGATTAAAGTAATGCTCTATACCGGATTAAGACCTCAAGAGACAGCAACGTTGCAGTGGAGAAATATAGATTTGAAAAAAAAGAGAATGAAGATAGATACTGCCAGTGAAGCATTGACTAATAATATTAAAGAACCAAAGTCCGCAGCAGGTAAAAGAGAGATTCCGATACCGGATATTTTAGTTGAAAGTTTATTGAAGGTTAAAGGATCGCCGTTTGATTATGTTTTCGTTCAGCCAACCACAGGGAACAGGCATACAAAATCTTCAATGCGTTGTTTATGGCATCATTTCAAAAGAGACTTAAATATAGCGATGGGGACAACAGTATATCGTAATCAATTGATTAAGCCGTATGCTGTGGCGGACGACCTTGTACCATATTGTTTAAGGCATACTTATTGTACTGATTTACAAGATGCAGGTATCCCGATAAATATAGCTAAAGAATTTATGGGACATTCAGATATTTCGACAACCTCAAAAATATATACTCATAAATCTGAAATTGCATTTAATAATGCATCTGAAATGATAAACAAATTTAATGATCCGAATAAGGATAAGGGAGAAAACAAAAATGAAGAATCCGTATAACCTTCCCACCACCTTCCCACCACCCATACTGTCAAATATGCCCTGAAACGGTCATTAAAGCAATAAATTTAAAGTTACAAAAATAAATAAAAACCCTCGGTCCCGTTGATTTTGATGGGATTAGAGGGTTTTTTCTTTGGAGCGGATGAAGGGAATCGAACCCTCGCTACCAGCTTGGGAAGCTG